CACGAACCAATACCTGATTCCGAAGAATGGGTTTACTTGGTTCAATATTTTGCTGGAGCTGAAGGTTGGAATTGTATAGAAACAGATACAATTATATTTTACTCTTTAAATTATTCATATAAAATTATGGTCCAATCTGCTGGGAGAATAGATAGAATGAATACCCCCTATACAGATTTATATTATTACCGGCTTCGTTCCAGTTGTCCATTAGATTTAGCAATATCAAGAGCATTAAAAAGAAAGCAAAACTTTAATGAAAGTAAATTTATATCTTCGTAAAAGCTCGCGGAAAAAACATCCCTTATAATAGAGGGAATAAGACAATGTCTTTTAATTTTTTATTTGGAGTTAGTATGAAAGAAAATAAGTTTCAAAGTAAACTAATTCAAGAATTGAAAGAAATGTTTCCTGGATGCATGGTTTTAAAAAATGATCCTAATTATATTCAAGGAATTCCAGATCTTTCGATTTTTTACAAAAAGAAATGGGCGATGCTAGAATGCAAAAAATCGGAAAATGAAGAGCATCAGCCAAATCAAGATTTTTATGTTGGGCAAGCGAATAATATGTCGTTTGCTCGTTTTATTTATCCCGAGAATAAACAGGAGGTTTTAGATGAACTTCAACAAGCATTACGACCTCGTAGGAAAACACGCGTTTCTCGGAGCGTCTAAGTATCACTGGATAAATTATGACGAAGAAAAATTGATATTAGCATTCCAGAATCAATTGGCTGTTCAAAGAGGAACCGAGCTTCATGATTTTGCTAAACGAGCAATTGAGCTTGGAGTAAAACTTCCTAAATCCCAAAAAACATTAAACATGTATGTTAATGATGCTATTGGGTTTAAGATGACTCCAGAACAACCATTATATTTTTCAGATAATTGTTTCGGAACTGCTGATGCTATTTCTTTTAAAAATGGCTTTCTTAGAATCCACGATTTAAAGTCTGGTGTAACTCCTGCTCATATGGAGCAGCTTATGATTTACGCTGCTTTATTTTGTTTAGAGTATGATATGAACCCATTCGAAATAGAAATAGAATTAAGAATTTATCAGTCAGACAATGTAATTATCGAAAATCCGGACCCAAAAGATATTCGATTAATTATGGACAAGATTATCTATTTTGATGATCGTCTTTCAAAATTTAAAGAAGAAGGAGCGTAAATTATGGACGATTTATATCATTACGGAACGCCAAGACATTCTGGTAGATATCCTTGGGGATCCGGAAAGAATCCTCGTAAGAATCGCAACTTTCTTCAAAGATCTAATGATTTAAAAAAGCAAGGATTTACTCAAAAACAAATAGCCGAAGCTTTTGAAATGAGCACCGGTCAATATCGAGCGATGTACACAATTGCTTTAAATGAAAAAAAGAAAGACGATATTCGTAGGGTTCAGGCTTTGAAAGATGCTGGTAATTCCACAATGGCAATATCTAGAGAACTTGGAATTCCTGAATCAACTGTAAGAAATTATTTGGATCCAACTTTCCAAGCCCGAAGAAATAAAGCGAGCATATTAGCGGACGAATTAAAGGCGCAAGTTGAACAACGTAAATATTTGGATGTTGGAGAAGGCGTTGACCTTCAGCTTAATGTTACTTCAGAGCAAATGAAAGCGGCGCTAGCACTATTGGAACAAGATGGTTATAAAGTTCATAGGATATCTGTTCCTCAAGCCAGTAATCCTACTCAAAAAACCAATGTTTTGGTATTAACAAAAGACGATGTTCCATATTCTGAAGTATCAAATAATAAAGAAAAGATATCTTCTCCGGAAGGAATTAAATTCGAGGATTATGGAGAAGTTGTAAAAAGATTTCAGAATCCTCAAAGTATTAATTCAGACAGAGTTAAAATTGTATATGCCGAAGATGGCGGAAAAGACAAAGACGGTGTCATTGAACTTCGTGAAGGCGTTGAAGATTTGAATCTTGGACAAAATAGATATGCTCAGGTTCGAATTGCTGTTGATGGAACTCACTATTTAAAAGGTATGGCCGTATATAATGATGGCTCAAATATGCCTGATGGTATAGATATTCTGTTTAACACTAATAAATCTTCCGATGTTTCTAAAATGGATGTATTAAAACCGATGAAAAAGGATAAACAAACGGGCGAAATTGATATTTCGAATCCGTTTGGAGCATCCATTAAAGATCAACGAGGGGCTTTAAATATTGTTAATGAAGATGAAGATTGGGAGAAATGGTCTAAAAATTTAGCTTCTCAATTCTTGTCGAAACAGCCATATGCATTAGCTCAACATCAGCTTGATATTACGTATCAAGAAAAGAAAAATGAATATGACGAAATTTGTTCATTAACAAATCCAACAATTAAGAGAAAGCTTCTTGAGTCTTTTGCCGATGACTGTGATTCGGCGGCTGTTCATTTAAAAGCAGCAGCGCTTCCTAGACAAGCAGCGCACGTTATATTGCCAGTTACTTCGCTTAAGGATAATGAGATTTATGCTCCTAATTATGAAAATGGTGAAGAAGTTGTATTAATAAGATATCCTCATGGCGGAATATTTGAAATACCTAGACTTCGAGTTAATAACAATAACGAAGAAGGAAAAAAGATATTAGGAAATGCTAAAACTGCTGTTGGTATTAACGCGAATGTAGCTGCGCATTTATCAGGAGCTGACTTTGATGGCGACACTGTTACGGTTATTCCTACAAATTCTCCTTTTGGAAAGAAAATTAAGAATGATCGTCCTTTAGAAAAATTCGATCCGTCAGAAAGATATTCTAAGGGACCTAACGAAATAGAAACTGGTAAAGGCGATGGCTTCCATAAACAGCAGCAAATGGGAAATATCTCTAATTTAATTACTGATATGACCATTAAAGGCGCAAGTAGAGAAAAAATTGAACGCGCAGTTAAGCATTCAATGGTTGTTATTGATGCCGAAAAGCATAATCTCGATTGGAAAGCATCCGCTATTGATAATGGAATTGCAGAGCTTAAAGCTGAATACCAAGGCGGAGCCAATAGAGGATCTAGCACATTGATATCCAAAGCAAGCTCGCCCGAATATGTGAATGATAGAACTGAGGCCCGTGCTTTTAATTTAATGTCACCTTCTGATCAAAAAAGATATTTGGAAGGAAAGGTTGTTTACAGAGACACTGGCAAAACCAAGAAAGACAAAAATGGTGGATATTCTTTAGTTAAATCTAAGTCTACTAAAATGGCTGAAGCTGAAGATGCTAGAGAACTTTCATCTGGAACAATGATGGAAGAGATTTATGCATCTCATGCTAATAAATTAAAGAATTTAGCTAATGAAGCTAGAAAAGAACTTAGATTTAATACTGGAAAACTTGTGCAAAATCCTTCGGCTAAAGAAACTTATGCTGAAGAACGTGCTTCATTAAAATCTAAACTTAATATCGCTAAAAAGAATGCACCTCTGGAGAGGCAAGCTCAATTAATAGCCAGTGTTAAAGCAAAAGCCCGTATAGATGCCAACCCAGACCTGGACCGTGATGACAAAAAGAAGATCCGGTCCCAGGAGATAGAGAGGGCCCGTCAAATTGTAGGTACCCGGTCTCGAAATCCGAATAACCCCAACAACATTGCAATCAATATAACTGATCGAGAATGGAACGCAATTCAATCTGGTGCAATTAGTGATAGTACACTTAGAGAAATCCTTAAGTATACTAATTTAGACGATGTTAGACAAAGAGCGACGCCGAGAAATAGTAAAGGATTAAGCGCCGGAACTATAGCAAGAGCTAAAACACTTTTAAATAATGGCTATACTCAAGCAGAAGTTGCCAATACTTTAGGAATTTCTGTGTCTACTCTAAATAAAGAGTTATCAAATAAATAACGGTAAAGGAGGAAAATAGTGATGATTGTATCTATGTTAACTACTGCGGATAATCCTTATGATCCCTTTACTCAGTTTGATGACTGGTTTGCCTTTGATGAACGTCATGGCTATCATACTTGTTCTTATTTAGCAAGAATTGCAAAGCCTTCAAGTGATTTGACTCCTGAAGATGAAAATTTTGCGATTAACAAAGCAATTGACGAAATTCTTAAATACAATTTAACTGGCAACTACAAAAAAGTAACTAAAGAAATTGTATAAAACTATAAGAAAAAAAGTTTTATAATTTTAATTGCATGATTGAATATTATTCTATTAAAATTGTTCTCATTGTTTAATAAATATTGTTCAAATTTAATTTTTTTAATAATTTAAATTAAATTATTAGTTTTGCC